TCTCAATCTTGACCTCAACAAATAATCCTTTCCATCGCTTATTAGAAACCATCCAAAACATATCAGCAACTCCAGCTTTTGCGCCTTCCATCTTTAATTTAATTGCAACTAGCCTATGCCTTGCACCTCCGTTTGGAATAGCATAATAGTAAAAGTCTTGTGTAAATTCCAACCATTTACAAATTGCTACCTGGAGTTTATGCTCTTTTTCGTTTCTCATTTTACAAATTGTATGCTTTTTGTCAATTATCTTTAACGTTATAAGTTTCGTTGTAAATATCGTCTATGTCTTTTTCTAAATAAGCCATACCTGTAAATGAACATTCTGCATTTTGTAAAACCTTATTAGCAAATTCTATTTTCTGCTCTTTCTGCATTTGTTTAGCTTGTTTAATAATAGCAAAAATTGCCATTTGATTACCATTTGGTATCAATTTCTCTAATTGCTCGATTGCAAAATCTACTGCTGTTTTTTTATTTGCCATTGTCTTGTTGTTTAAATTATTCTTCAAAGTATTTAATTTGATTAAAATTTTTATCCATTAATCCTCTACTTATTAAATATTCAGTAGCATCTTGTAAAACAACTCTACCATATTGGTTAATACCTCTTTTTGTTTTTGTACAATAAAATAAATACCAATATTTGATTGTATTATATAACACAGTTTTATCTCTATCTATTTCAACTTCTTCTAAATCAAATCTTGGATTCATAAATTCTAATTCCCCCGAATAATCTGTTTGTTTAATTTTCATTGTCTTGTTGTTTAAATATTTCTATAAGTTTATCTATACAAGCATTCTCTGCTTTTTCGTAGGTATTAAACATACCTTTTATTGGACTTTGTACTCTACCTTGTGGTACAAGTCTGCTAATAAGGTAAATAAATGTACCATTGTCATTTACAAACACTTCACCGTGTATATTATACTTCTCCCTAAACCATCTAAATACTTGTTGTTTAAGGGGAGCAGAAATAATAATTTCAAAAGCATCATATTCATCATTCCATTCTATTTCTAATGTAGGTGTTGCAGTTGTATAAAAACTTGCATAAAAGCCAAAAGTATGTCCTATATTTTCAACCCCTAATTTCTTTAAAGCTAATTCCTTTAAGGATAGTGCTTGTTCGTAGCTTACAAATTCTTTATCCATTGTCTTGTTGATTTAGTAAATCTTTTAAAAAATTAGAAATATTTAATAAACCTTCTTTTTCTCTTTTAAACTGCATTTCTTTATATTCTTGACTTTGCATATAATCGGGCAATAAACAATTTTCCATAAATAATTTATCCTTGTATGCTTTCCTTTCTTTTTGCTTTTTGTCTTGAACAATTTTCCTTAGAATATTTCCCATATTTTTAATTATTTGAAATTAATCTTCCATGACTTGTGTATAATCTTAAATCAATCGTGTCGCTATAAATATCCTCTTGGGTTACTATTCCCCAGTCTTTTGTAACCGTTGGTTTTTTTTGTAGTGTACGATAATTTTTAATCGCATAATAATAGGCATAACAAATTAAGCCTAAAGCTAGCAAATATATTAATTTTTTTTTCATAATTTATTTTTTACAAAAGTCCCATTTTCCATTTTACCATTACGATTTTTAATTACTTCATACGCAGAATTAATACATTCTTCTACTGTATAACCTTTTAATGCCGCAAGATTTGTTAATACTACAATGCAATCTCCAATTGCATCCACAAATTCAATATCGTCATTTTTTAAAATAGCTTTTGCTAATTCCCCTGCCTCTTCTAATAATTTAATATATTGAGTTTTAGGGTCCCCGCTAGTATAAATGCCTTTATTATTAGCCCAACTTCTTATACTGTCAAATTCATTTGTAAGTTTCATAATTAAATTGCTATTTGTGATGTGATTATTTTTCCGTGTTTATAATTAATTAATTCAATATTATTATTTGTAAAACTGTATTTTGGCAGTTCATAAATTGGTTGCAATAAGTATTCATTTATTGCTTCTATTTGATTTTTATAAACATGAGCATCTATTATATTAAATTCAATTTTATTAGCCTTTAAATTACATTTATTTGAAACATATAATAAAATCATTGAAAATAACGCTGCATCATAAGGTATTCCTAAAAACATGTCACCACTCCTTTGTAATACAAACATATTAAGCTTATTTTTATCTACAAAAAATTGAAAATACAAATAACATGGCGGTAAAGCCATTTCTTTTAGTTGTATAGGATTCCATAATGAAATTATATGTCTTCTGCTATCAGGAGTATTATTAATAGATTCAATAACTTGATTTAATTGATTAATATTTTCTCCATTATAATTTAGCATTTGATAGCCATATACAGGGCCTAAATCCCCATTTTCATTTGCCCAATTATCCCATATTTTAACGTTATTTAATTTAAATCTTTCAATATTAGTTTCACCATTAATAAACCAATTAAATTCTGTATTAAATGTTTTACTAAACATTTTTCTACCCGTTATTATTGGAAACCTTTTGGAAATTTTAAATTTAATTGACAAATTAAAAATTGAATAACACCCTACTCCAGTGCGGTCTTTTCTTTCTGTGCCATTAATTAAGCATTTTTTTAAAAGCTTTTTATAATGAATCTCAAATTTATTTTTCATATCCGCCATTTTTAAAATCATCCAATGCTGCTATATACCCCACACAATCAAGCATTGTATCTTTTTTTGTATTATATGCCATTCTGCTAATTTTTAATGCAACCATGCATTTATAAAAGTCTTCTGTGGTAATTTCTTTATTACATAAAATAGAAGCCACCTTAGCAGCGTTTTCCATAGATTCAGAAAAAGGTCCATATTCTCTTTGCTTTTCTTCTTCTCTTTCAAATATTATTTGATTCGCTTTTTTTAAAATATTCATTTTTCGTTTGGTTTAATAGTTCCATCATTATCAATATAACAATCAAATGTAACTAGTGAATTTATAAATTTAATATAACTTTCTGTTTTGCAATGCAACTTTCTTTCTTCAATATCCTGAATACTAGAATATTTATTCCAAAGTTCAACCCGTTCTTCCTTTGAAATCGTCGGAATCTTAAATTGTTCCAAGTAATCAAATAGAATTGAAAGGCCACCAGCAATAAAATTAAATTTTTTATTGTTCTTTTCGCAAAATCTAATCTGATTAGCATACTCGTTTGCAGTATCAATTGCTTGCTTCATTAATTCTTGGTCACTTGGTATTTCAATTACTTCCTCTATTTGTTTAGGTAAATTTTTAATTTCTTGCCTTGCATATTCTTGATAAGCATTCATAATCCTACCAAAATATTCACAAGAGAAATTTTCATAGCATTTAGAATCAATATTAAACTTACCGGCAACTGCCATTTCAAAAGCAAGTTTTATTTCTTCAGGTGTATTATTACCAAAATTAGACTTAACAAAATTAGTCAATACAAACTTTTCTTCTTCAGTAGGTAAATTGCTTCCTCGTAATCCAACTAAAAGCATTGAATAACGTAATGCTTGCTTTATAGTATTTTCGTCTGTTACGCGTAAAGTATGACATGCCTGCGCTTGTTGTATTGCAATTGCATTACCACTTCCGAAGTGCTTCCATTCTTGCTGCACTTGTACCAAGCTTTGGCTCATTGTTTGTATTTCCATTATTAAATTGTTGTTTAGGTTCAAATAATCCTTGATAGTTATTAGATATTGAGTTATTAATTGCTTTTTCTAATTCTTCATTGCTTTTATCTTGCCAATCTAATAATAATTGTTTAATACCTGATTCAGTATAACTTGATTTTTTTTCTTTTTTATAATTTATCCATTTTTTAAATAACTCGTTCCGAAAATTATCTAAAGAATAAATAAAATCTTTGCTCTCTTTATTTTCTTTTATTTTATTTACTTTATTTTCTTTTACTTTATCAGCGTTACGAACGTGTTCTGAACGTATTACATTTTCGCTAACCGCTTGATTATCACGCCATTGTGAAATACGTTTTGCATTTTTTTCTTTAGAAACTTGATACTTTTTACTAAAGTTTAGCAATTGTTTGTTGAAAGTTTCGCCATTATTTGTAGAAATCAAATCAATTTCTTCCATAAAACTCCAACATTTCTCTAATTTTTTGCCAACATTTAACTGATGTTTAAGGACTTTTGTCTTAATTGGCTTCTCTTGTAATGCAAGTTTTTCTAAAATTGTATAGAATAAACCAAGACCTTCATACCCATACTCAAGATACAATTCAGTTATCTTTTCGTCATTGAATGAATTTGAATCGTGTAGGTAATATTTCATTTTTGAAAATAAAAAAGCCAGTCTGCGTCGGAGTGCAAAACTGGCTTTGGTTATTTAACCTATTAAATTACCCAA